ATGCAATCGCTCTCGCTGTCGCAAGCGCCGTTGCCGTTGCCGCATTCCCAGACGTGTCTTGGTTCCCCGTGGTATTAACACCAGCGAGGTCAATGTTTTGAGAGCCATTAAACGAAACACCACCAATCGTTCTTGCTGTTTCGAGAATTGTGGCTTTGCTTGCAACACCTGTGAAAGTTGCATCAGTCCCGTCTGTGCCGTTTTCCAGAATTTTGGTGCCATTGGACGACTTCACATCCCCAGTAAGGTCGCCACCAATGTTCCCAGTAAACGCGCCCTCAAAAGTTGCCGCCACAAGTGTCGCCCCACCATAGGACGCATGGCTAGTGTTCACAGTCGTCGTCGGCTCATCCGTCAGGCCAGTGTAAAACTTAAACTTCCCACTGTCTGAGGCGTCACGAAACCAGCCAGCATATCCCGTTACGTTGGTTCCACTTGGGTCTGTGTTAAAGTTCCCATAGACACCGAAGTCCACCGCATCAGTTATGACCCCATTTGAGCCATCATTGTTGTTTGTGTTTGCCAGTTCAAATTGTGGATCAGCGATTGCAACAGTTGTGCTTTCGATAGTTGTGGTTGTGCCTTCAACAACCAAGTCTCCCGTAATCGTCGCACTTGAGTTGATTTGAACCTTTCCCGTGCCATTCGGGTCGAGGGTAAGGTCAGTGTTTGTCGCCGTGGTGGATATTGTCGATCCATCCATTTTGAGGTCATCGACAAAGAATTCGTTTATTTTTTTACTGCTATCGACCAACAAGGCACTTGACGCTGTCAACGTGCCAGTGACGTGATCAAGCATGTCGGTGAAATACTTACCGCCGATCACATCTAAATTTGCAGCATTGCCGTTGGTTTCAGTTCCAGTGCCGATATATAAACGATCCCCGCCGTTGTTCTGCGTCCCGCTTAGATACGAATATGCAACTTCACCCTGACCAAGATTTGAGGGCGTTCCAGTTGTCGAGGAGCGTTTCAGTTTAATTGTAGACATTAGAAGTTCCCTCCATTGAGAGTGATTTGTGTTGGTAGTTCTGTGATCGTTTCAAAGTTTGTCCCGTCATAAGCAATAAGCGCCCCAGTGAAGAGATTGGTTGTCGGAACGCCAAGACCCGTTAGTCCTCGCTCACCTTGAATTCCAACCTCAACAATGGTGACAGTGTTGCTTTCAACAACGGCTGTCGCCTCACTGCTTCCTCGGATTACGACTGTATCTGTCATCCTGTCACCTCTGGCCTTACCGTAAACTTCCCTTGAACTAATCGCTTGACGAAAACGGGATCACGACCATCGACTGAGAAAATTTCAAAATCGTAGTAATAAACGCCAGCAGTCAAAGCCGCCGTATCAGCCGCAGAGATCAAAAGTTGGAACTTTCCCGAACTCGTTGGGGCCACCCGAACGACACGCCCGTTTGCTTGTGTAAGCTGTATGACTAAATCTGCCTCTTTTGTTTGTGCAAAGCGAACATCCATTCGCCCATTGTAGGCACTTGTCTCATTTGCAGCATTGTTGGCATCTTGCCAAATTAAGGTGACGTCAAATGTTGAGCCTTGATCGCAAACGAGGTCTGAAGATGCTGCTGTCATGTCAAACCCTCATCAACTTTGCTGATCCGCGATAGCGAATGTTCCCATATTGCGCGACCATATGAATGACACCGCGAGGAATGACCCCCGCCCGATCCTCTGCATCGACCTCGACTTGAAGCGATCCCAATTGAATTTTTGAAAAACCCGCAGTGGATGGGTCCAGCGTTCTATCCTCTAAGGCGAGAAATCTTGCAAATTCAGAAGTTGCGTTTAACAACCAAGTGGGCATCGTGTCCTGATCAATGGTATATCCATCGCTGTCAGATACCCCGCTTCTGGGCCATGAAAGCGCCTGTCGATCTGCGCTTGATAAATCTAAATTATGGGACTTTTTACTTTGACCAAACCAATCAATATGTTCATCAAGAAGTCTTGTCGCCATGATGATGGCTCGTTTTTTGTCCTCAAGACCAACCGCGAGCCAAGATGTGGCATATGGCCTTTCATTGTTGAAGGTGTTGCAATCCTCGACTGAAACATAAGCATTCGCATTGTGAAGGCCCGTTCCGTTTTCAACTGTCAGCACTATAGCCATTTAAATATCTCTCAGACGCGCTCTAAAGCCCCGTGAGTGGGGCATTAGGTTTTTTTGCTTCTGGGCTTCCTTGGTGCTTTACCGCCTTCCCACGCCTCGTTCTGGGGCGTAGAAGGGTCATCTCCTCTCAAAGTTCCGTCAGCATTCCGCGCTCTTTTGGGCTGTGTGGACGCTGCTTTCTTCTTTGTCTTTGACCAACCATCTTTTTCAAAGCGACCAAAATCGGCCTCTTCGATAATTGCATGGTCAGCACCTTTATAAACCATGATTGTCATTTCGTTTCCTTTGATGAAGGGGCGAGGAAATCCCCGCCCCGATCAAATTAACCAGCGACCCGAACCGCCAACTCTGGACGGATCAGCTTGACACCCCAAAGAGCATCCAGACTGTAAACAACCTGCTTGTGCTGACGTGAAACCTCTAGGCGCATTGACAGACCTGTTTGTGGGTCGGTCATTGAAACCATTTGATTTCCGTAGCCATCGCCTTGTGTCGCACCTTGGAGAGGACGCATTGCAAGTGCAAAGGCGTCACGATGGAAGCCCAAGTTTACAACGTGGCTTGCTTTCACAGTAATTGCCGCATTGTCTGCGATGGTGCCTGTGATTGCAGGAGAAACCGTCACGGTTTGTGCGCCAGCAGATGTCGTTCCAGCCACAGTCACCGCATAGGTTTGTGTGTTCCCCGCAAAGGTGATGATGTCGCCGACAACCAGACCGCCTGTGCCTGTCATCCCGTCGATTGCGACAGAGGTGTCACCCGCAGACAAAGCACCGTTCGTAAGTGGTGTGCCAGAGCCGCCAGCCGTGTGCGTTACAATCGCATCGTCGGTGTAAATATCGAAGCCAAACTTGCGTCCGATTTCACCGTCGATTTTTGGGCCTGTGCCACCAACTTCGTTGACGTTGTTGAAGGCGTCCAAAGCAAGTGCGTTTGCCTCTGCGTCAAAGTCGAGGATCATGCGACGATCAGTGCGGGGGCAAAGTTGCTGGTTTAGCACTTTACGCGCATCTGTCGCTGCAGTCAGCGTTGACGCAAAAGGAGTGGTGCCAGCCGTGCCAACAAAACCATAAACGCCCGTGTACTGCTCATGCACAGTTGTGTTGATTTTGTTTGCAAGCGCCTTGACCGCTTCACTCATTTGCATTGGAACAAAGTGTTCGTTGCGATCCACTTCAACCAACTCTTTGTCGGTCATGTGGAAATTCGCCTCATACCAGTTGTTCAGAGAAATTTGAACTTTGGTCGGAGAGCTATCCGCTGGTGCAGGGGGCGTGTTGCTTGGTGTCACGCTAGAAACACTCAGTGCGGATGGGATTGGAACATCAATGGTGTCCCCTTTTTGCGCTGCCTGTTGCGAATAGTCGCCATTTACAACGCGAGGCATGATTGCCTGTTCTCTTAGTGCCAATAGCCCTCTGGCGAGGATTTTCGGCATAATATTTGTGACGGTGTTAGCCATGACAAAATTTCCTCTTAGGTTTAGATAAAGGTTTAGAAAGCCTCGCCGAGACTTGGGGGACCAACTCCGCTGGTCTTATGTTGTGAGGGCCAATCCCACCGAGATCAGCCTAACGCTTTAACTCACTGCGTCACTCGCCTGTGACTTGAATTCTTCCAGAGGCGATTGCCTCAAGAGAATTGTTCATCCCAGTTTGGTCGTAAACTGACACCCTGCGACTTGCTACTCCGACACCGCCAGAGGCACCGCCGCCAGATGAAGATTTAAAAAGATGGGGGGCTTGCTGTTCCAAATCACCGAACCATTCGTCCATCGAAAGAGCAGTTCCCTTTTTCCCATAAATGACTTGATCACCCTGCATTGGCATCAAGCGTTGAGTTTCGCTATCCAAGCGCCAAACTGCGCTGGCACGATTTAAAACGTCTTGAACAGCAGTGTCCCTGACGCCAGCCGCCGTTGCAGCTTTTTGTAACTCTGTATTGATCAGGTAGCTATCGCGCTCATTTTTGTATTTCTGAGCATCGCTTGTTGCCTGTTCCGCTTGCAAACGAAAGGCATTCATCTGCGCTTCCAGATCAGTTCTGACCCGCTCTGTGCGCTGATGCACCAACTCGTCAACTTTGCCAGCGTCGATCAATTCCTGATCCTTCATTCTTTGTTCTTTTTGAACCA